CGGTCTGCCTGCCACAATCGGCACCGACTCAGACATTATGGTGCTTGACGAGCAATACACGCCTTATGACTGCTCGCCTGGCGATGGAATGATTAAGGGCGCGTACAACTATGACACAGGTGTTGTGTCACGTTATGCGCTCGCCGCTACCGCCTCCGGCGCATCCAGTCTGACCGGTCAAGCCTCAGATGGCGATGCTGTCGTGGCGGCTAACGAGTACCGAAACTTTCAGATTCGCATTGTTGAGGATGCTACGACTCCGGCATCAGTCGGCCAGCGGCGCATCATTGCCTCGCACACTGCGGGCGCTTCGCCTGTCTACACACTCGGCACTGCATGGACAACGCAGCCGTCATCCTCAGCAAAGTACGTCATCGAACTGCCGAACTTGTTGTTGTTGCGCTCGTCTGCCACAACTACGGTTTATACCTATAACTACGGCGATGCGACCGTAAACAACGGCACCAACAGCATTACCTCTGGTTCGTGGTCAACAACGTATTTCGGCGCTGCACCCGCTGCCAATGCCGCATCGGGTATGTGGATGCCGTCCTGGGGCATCAAGCCAGATGCGAACCGCTACGCTCGGCAATCGTTCTGCTACTTTTTCCGTGGTGGCGCGGCAGCGCTGGACGTGCTGGATATCGCGGCTAGCATTACTGGAACATGGACTGGCGCGATTACTTACGACGGTTCGCCGGGTGCGTTCCCGGCCACGGGATCATGCGGTGGGTACTCTCCCTTCGAAAATGAGGGGCGGATGTTTTATCTCAATCTGTACGTCGCCTCTGCGGTAAACCAAATGTTCCGTTTTGACGTGCAAAACCGCGTGTTGTCGCCATTTACGGCAACAGACTTTTTGCAATCCGGTGCTGCGGCAATCGGCAAGCGCATTGCGTGCTATGCGGCTCTTGACGGTACGGATACTTACGATGTCGTGCTGCTCAACTCGCACCTGTCCACGGTCTGTCAAGAAATGGTGGTGCTGGTATGAGCCTCGCTGAGTTGATTCAGTTAGTGCAGGCAAAACTGGCTGCTTTGAACGTAGCCCGTAGCACTGCGGCATCACTTGGCGATATCAACCAAGTCATTCTGATTGACGCGCAGATTGTCGAAACGCAGTTGACGCTGGATCAACTTAACACGCTGGTGTAAGCCATGCTTCTAACGCTGCTACAAAGTGGCGGCACGCCTCCGGTCGTCACTAAAAAGTTTTGGCTAAAGGTGTCGGGCGTGTGGAAAGAGACGACCGTCTATATCAACGTAGGCGGGACGTGGAAGATTGCCACACCTTACATCAACATTAGTGGGACGTGGCAATAATGGCAGTTGATTTGAAACCGACAGAAGAAATGGCCGCAGAGGCCGAGCGCGGACTAGCGTGGCGTGAGGAATTCGGCAGGGGCGGAACTGAGGTCGGCGTGGCTCGTGCGCGGGATATTAAAAATCGCGCGAACTTGTCACCCGAGACCATCGGCCGGATGGTAAGTTACTTTGCACGACACGAAGTAGATAAGCAGGGCGAGGGCTTTAGTCCAGGCGAAGACGGGTATCCGTCAGCAGGCCGGATTGCTTGGGCGCTCTGGGGCGGTGATCCCGGCAAAGCATGGGCAAACCGCAAGAGCGACGAGTTAGACCGAGAAGATGAGGGCCGAACTATGAAAGAGAAACAAGAGCGACACGTCGTTGCGGTGGTCGAAGACGAGGCCACAGTAACTGTGACATTTGCCAAGTCTGAATACGACATGGACGAATCCGAGGAAGCCGAGGAGGCTGTAGAAGAACTTGAGGACGCAGCCGAAGAAGGCGAGCGCCCGAAGGACATCTACGGCAACGAACCCGGAGACCCGGATTACGTAGGCACGCGCAAAGGCCCGACCGAGCGTGTATTTCGCTCTGCGACTTTTGAGCGCGCGTCCGTGTCGGAAGCCGAGCGGCGCGTGACGCTGGCGTTTAGCAGTGAAATGGAAGTTGACCGAGGATGGGGTGTCGAAGTGCTCGATCATTCGCCCGGCTCTATCCAATCAGATTTCATTGGCAGCGGCCGCGCGCCGTTGTTGGTGGATCACGACATGAGCGATCAAGTCGGTGTTGTGGAACAGATTGCCTTGGGATCGGATCGGGTGGCCCGAGCCGTCGTGCGCTTTGGGAAAAGCGCGCGAGCCGAGGAAATCTGGCAAGACGTAAAAGACGGGATTCGTGGAAACGTTTCTGTCGGCTACGTGATTAACGAGATGGTTTCCGATGGCAAGCGTGGAGATCGGGAGATTTTCCGCGCCGTGCGTTGGCAGCCGCTCGAAATTTCGATTGTCTCTATCCCAGCGGACTCAAGCGTAGGCATTGGTCGTTCGCGCGAGCCGCTTATACAGATTACACAGGAGTCTACTATGTCTGACGAAATCAGCAGCGTCCGCGAGGGCGCAGAGAAGGCCGAGCGCGCCCGCGTTTCGGCCATTATGGAACTTGCCGCGCGGCACAATCACCGCGAACTCGGCGAGAGTGCAATCCGTGACGGCGCTTCGCTTGAGGCTTTCCGTGGCGCGTTGCTCGACAAGGTCGGCAGCAAGCCGCTGCACGTTGACAACGAGATCGGTCTGTCGGACAAGGAGGCTCGCGCTTTCTCGTTCGTGAAGGCCATTCGCGCTCTGTCGAACCCGCAGGATCGTCGCGCGCAGGAAGATGCCCGATTCGAGTTTGAGGCCTCCGAGGCCGCTGCTCGCAAGGAAGGCCGCACTTCGCGCGGTATTCTGATCCCGGCCGACGTGCTTTATCGTGACCTCACGACCTCGACCGCCACCGGCACGGCGAAGGCGGGTAACACCGTTGCAACCGATTTGCTGGCTGCGTCGTTCATCGACGTGCTGCGTAACAAGATGGTGCTCAACACCCTCGGCGCGCAGTTCCTCACGGGCCTGCAGGGCAACGTTGCCATTCCGCGCAAGACCTCGCCCTCGACCGCCTACTGGGTGGCTGAGAACGTGGCTCCGACGGAGAGCACCAACGCTCCGGCGTTCGATCAAGTCACGATGTCGCCGAAGACCCTTGGCGCGTATGTGGACATCAGCCGTCGCTTGATGCTGCAGTCGTCGCTCGACATTGAGGCGCTCGTGCGTAACGACCTCGCCACATCGCTCGCTGTTGCGATGGACGGCGCGGCTGTTGCTGGTTCGGGTTCCAACCGTCCGACCGGCGTGCTGAACACCTCGGGCATTGGCTCGGTGACGCTCGCCACGAACGGCGCTGCTCCGACGTGGGGCATGGTGGTCAGCCTCGTGCGTGAAGTCGAGATCGACAACGCGCTTACGGGGTCGGCTGCGTTCCTCACGAACGGCCAGGTCAAGGCCAAGTTGTCCACCACCGCGCGTCAGACGAGCGGCGTGGAAGGCAACTTCATCCTCGGCCCGGATATGGCGAACCTGTACGGCTTCCCGATCTACGTTTCGCAGCAGGTTCCCTCGAACCTCACGAAGGGTACGGGCACGAACCTGTCGGCGATGATCTTCGGCGTGTGGAGCGACCTGTTGATCGGCCAGTGGAGCGGCATTGACCTTATGGTTGATCCGTACACGGGCAGCAACGCGGGTACGACCCGAGTGGTGGCGTTCCACGACTGCGACTTCGCAGTGCGTCACCCCGAGTCGTTTGCCGAGTGCAACGAGATCATCACGACCTAATAAGGGCTTGATGATTGATCTTGCATCAATCGAGGGGCGCCATCGGGGACAGCGTTGTGCTGTCCTCGGTGGTGGCCCCACTTTGATTGACGACCTAAAGGCAGTTCGTCCGAAGTTACTGCGAGACGGCTACTGGATCGGCGTCAACCAGCACGCTCTACTTTTGCGGCTGGACTATATCGTTTACCAAGACAAGGAAATCTATCCGCTGATTAAGGGCCACGCTCCGGTGGTCTCGCACCACAAAGATGCGTGCGATATCTGGTCTGGTATCTGCCCCGACTTCGGATTCAGCGGCGGCCCTGCGACATGGATTGCAGGCTTTATGGGTTTCGATGAAATCTACATCTGCGGCTGCGACAACTACATGACGAGCCGCAGATATTGGCACAGCAAGAACGGCGACCTGCGACTGGATGAGGGCATTTCCAATATCCAAGCATGGGTCAAGGTGCGTGATTACATGAAGCACCCCGAGCGCGTTAAAGTCGCGTCGGGCTGCTTAACACAGGTTTTCCAAAGTATATGAAAGTTGAAATGATCCGATCACGAGTCTACAAGGGCAAGACGCTTGAGAGCGGGCGCATCGTAGACGTGGACGATACATTCGGTCGGTGGCTTATTTCAAAAGGCATGGCGGCGGAGTACGTCCGCCCGGCAATGCTTGAGGCACCAAAGCGTGAACGACCGACAAAAGGAACTTGACAAGTACCGCGAGGTGTACGCCAGGCACGAGGCGTACAGGATGAGCGCGGGAAGGCTAGAGGCTGCAAAGCGT